ATACAGATTGTAAAGGATTTATGACAGGCGAAAAGTGTTGTCAGCGCAAATGCTTAAATACTGGAAATAAATCATGTCCTTATTCGGAAGTAGGCGAAGCGTGCAAACTTGCATCAGACTGCAAAGATTGGGGTGTTTTAAAGAAAAATATAACCTGTTGTAAAGAAAATGGATATGATAAAAATCCATTAAAATTAAGAGAATGGGGCGTTTGTACCAAACCGTGTATTAATACAGGGATCGGGTGGTGCCCTGCAACAGCTAAAAATAAAAAAATAACATGTGAAAAACCATTAGGCGCAAAATGTAACGCAAGTACGGATTGTTCTGGTTGGGGATGGGGTATTGGTGGAAAGGGTGTATCTTGTTGTCAAGGAATATGTAAGGATGTTAAAGGTAAATGTAAACCGTCTGAGTTGGGTGAAGGATGTAAAATAGCAACTGATTGTAAAAACTTTGGAGGAAGTGATAAAATTGTATGCTGTAAAGAAGATGGAACGGATAATCCTATTGATAAGTGGGGTGTTTGTACCAAACCATGCGCCAATGGAGCGATTGGGTGGTGTCCTAAAACAGCTAAAGATAAAAAAATAACATGTGAAAAACCTCTAGGGGCACAGTGTAACATGGATACTGATTGTTCCGGTTGGGGATGGGGCGTTGGTGGTGTTGGAAATAAATGCTGTGCTAATAAATGCTCAAAAAATAATCAAGGCAGTGTTGGGAGTAAATGTAATTCTAAAAAAGATTGCTGTAATAGAGATTGCAAACCAAAATCTTTAATTTGCCCTGGTGGTAATTGGTATGGTAAAGTTAATGGTCAAAATAAAATTTGTTGTAAAAACATTTTGGGAGGACAACCCAATTATAAAGATTGTGTTAATAATGAAAACATTTGTTGGTAATAAAAAGAGTACTTTATTATTCGACTTTTATAATACCAGTGTTTAGCTTTTAATAATGTTTATTATATTTTCAATAGTGGAATTACACTTTTAGAAGATTATGTATACCTTTTATCTATGTGAAAGGTATTCAAAATATCAAATAATATTTTTAAATTATTTGTATCAAATAATATTTATATATATATATATTAAATGAATATAATACTTATAGTACTTATTTTTATATTACTTATTTGCATTTGCACATCTATGACAAATAAATATTTAATACATGAGAACTTTGATTTTTTTAATGATATCGGTCGGGCATTTGACAATACAGTTAAAGATGTTGGTAATGCCGTTGATAATGCAGGTAGAGATATAAATAATACTGTTAAGAATGTAGGTAGAGATATTGACAATGTGGGTAGAGATGTTGGTAATGCCGTTGATAATGCCGGTAGAGATGTTGGTAATGCCGTTGATAATGCCGGTAGAGATGTTGGCAATGTTGTTGATAATGCGGGTAGAGATATTGGTAATGCAGTTGATACTGTTGGTAAAGATGCTGATAAAATGTTAAAAGATTTTAATCCAGCTAAAATTTTAGAAGATTTAGCTAAATTTGGACAAAATGTTGGTGATAATTTTAATAAAATTGGTGATATCTTTACTAAAATTACAAATTTTGATAAAATATTCGGGTCCATAGGGAAAATTATAGATACTAGTACGAAAATGGTACCGGAGGCAGTTAGCTTACTTAAAGTTACAGGAGATATTATTCCACATTTACTTAATGTTTTAACAAGATTACTTTCTAAATTAAAACTTTTAGTTCAAATAATGATAATATTAGTAAGTAGATCCGGAAATTGTGCTAAATTTTCAATTAGATTTAAAAATGAACTTATAACTAAATTCGAATTTTTAAATACCTATATTTCTAATTTAATTAATTTATCTAAATATTGTTCTGGAGGAATATCAGGTAAAAATCCTATTACTTTTTCTTATAAATGTGGAATATATTTTCCTGGATATTCATTGGTAATATTTAAACATATTTATAAAATAGTACTTGCGATAACTGAAACAATTAAAATTATTAAATATGCTCCCGAATTATTCCCACAAGAAAAAGATAAAAATTATAATGGTGATTATGGTGGTTCAATTACAGAATGTGAAAGCAAATTAAATAATTTATTAGGTTCTCAGTTTAATAATGAAGACTGGAATAAATATGTTCAAGAATGTAATCAATGTTTAAATTACAAATCAATTATAAATATTAAATATAATGAAATTTTTCAAATTAAAAATATTCTGGATGAATTGATTACTATATTAACCAACTCAGAAGACCTTGGTGTTATTATACCAAAATTAACTAAATTAGCCGAAGAAATTGTTACAAATATGAACAATTTAGACATACTTAAAAAATAATATTAGAGATACTTAAAAATATGCTCAATAAATTGTTATAAATAGAATAGAGACAATTAAAATCCTATTTAATTTAAACAATAACAATAATTAAATATACTTAAAAAAAATTCGTTATAAATAATTATAATGAATTTCTTTAATAATAATCAAAATCAAAATAATAATGATACTAAATTTTATGATATTTTAGATATCACTAAAGATGCATCTGATAAAGATATAAAAAAAGCTTATAAAAAAAAAGCTTTAAAATATCATCCAGATAGAAATCTCGAAAATAAGAAAGAAGCTGAAATAAAATTTAAAGAAATATCTAAAGCATATCAAATATTATCAGACTCTAAAAAAAGAAACTTATACGATACATATGGTGAAAATGCTGTAGATGATAACGCTAATAGTGGAACATCACCGTTTGATGTTTTTGAAACTATGTTTAAAGGAAATTCATTTGGAGGAATGGGAATGGGAATGCCATTTGATATGTTTGGCGGAGGTGTAAATAGACATGGTTCTAATAATCGTGGTCCTGATAAAAAGGAAGTTTTTAAAATTACTTTAAAAGATATGATGTTAGGAGCTGAAAAAATATTTAAATATGATCGACAAATAATTATAGAAAATATAGATAATGATAATGATATATTATGTACAGAATGTAATGGGAAGGGAAAAGTTGTAAAGATAGTTCGCTCTGGTCCCGGTATGATTTCTCAATCTATTACTAAATGTCTTAAATGTAATGGATTTGGAAAAGATGTTGAGTTTAAACTTATCAATGAAGAAATTAAATTAGTTATTCCCAAAGGATCAAAAAAAGGCGATATATTAAAATTTGAAGGTTTAGCAGATGAAGTTCCAAATGTTAATTGTCAAGGAGATTTAATAATAATTTTTGATATAATCGAAACAAATGTATTACAAAGACACAAAAATGATTTGGTTTATTTAAAAAGTATATTATTATCTGAAGCTTTATGTGGATTAGAATTTATTTTTAATCACCCCAATGGTGATAATATTCTAATTAAAAATAATAATATTATTAAACCAGATGAAGTTAAAGTTATAAAAGGATTAGGGTTTCCATCCAAAAATTTATATAAAGTTGGAGATTTAATTATTAAATTTACTATTATTTTTCCAGAACAAATTGATGATAAGGTACAAAAATTAATTTATAAATTGCTACCTAAAAGAGAATCTATTTTAGATTCACTTAAAAATGAAATAAATGACTATTATCTTGAAGAATATGAGCCTGAAAGTAATTTTTATGATAGCGACGATGAACAAGAACAACCAGATATGCATCCCGGACAACAATGCGCTCAACAATAATCAATAATTTACTATATAATTATCAACAATTTACTATATAATTATTTAATTATCAACAATTCACTATATAATTATTTAATTATCAACAATTCACTATATAATTATTTAATTATCAACAATTCACTATATAATTATTTAATTATCAACAATTCATTATATAATTACATAATTACTAAATATCATTTAAAAGAATAAGTTTTTATTTAAAGAGCTCCTTTAAATAAAAAATTGATAAAAAGTATTTAAATTTACAACAATATTAAAATTAAATGTCTGAAATTCTAAATTTAGAAAATATTTCAAGAGATATTATTAATTTATATTCACATAATTTAAAAAATATACTAACTAGTATTGCGAAAGAATATAATATTGATAAAAATTCTTTAATATCTAAATATATTAACTTTGATAATTTGAAAAGTAAAAAAAAAAAGAAAAAAAATGAACTATTACCATCATGTTTATGTATGGCTAGAAAACAAGATGGTAATCAATGTACTAGGCGTCGAAAACAGGAAGGTGAATTTTGTGGAAAACATATTAAAAATAAAAAATATGGAAGAATTGATGATAATTCTAATATTGTTGGAAAACTAGCAGAGGATGATAACTATATAATGACATGGGTAGAAATATTTAATGGTAAAGAATATTTAGTTGATACGAATAATATCGTGTATACAAAAAATATATCATCTCCTAAAATTATTGGTAAAAAATTATCAGATGGTGTAATTGAATATTTAGAAGATATAGAATCAATTAACATTTAAAAATATTTAAGTTAAATATTGCTAGTTATTTGCTTTATTGTTTCTTTCAAATTATATTTATATGGTATAAAATTTTCTTTTTTAAATTCGGGATCAATATTTAAATTTTGTAATATTTTAGTAATATTATCAGTTATATTATCAGTTATATTACCATTTATATTATTAATATTATCAGTTATATTACCATTTATATTATGAATATTAGTTATATTACCATTATTACTATTTTTAGATTTGTTTATTTTTTCTATTTGAATTATGGAATATAAAAAATAAAATATATCAAATAAAGCTATAAGTAGAATTTTATTTTTAAAAATTATATATAAAAATAAATAACTAAAAAATGATAAAACAAATATTCTGTTAAATATTTGTTTTTCAACTATTTTTGGTGATAAATATAATTTTAAAATATTTATTAACATTGTATACTATACAAACAATTATTTTAAACAATTTTTAAATTTTTAGAATATCGGATGTTCATTCATAATATCGGACGTTCATTGAAAATATGGGTGAATTGTTACACAAGTGCCAAAAACAAAGCATTATTATTAAAAATTAAATGATGTTTATATTTTACCACCTATTTAAGTTTAAATACACATTGTAATGTTTGTAGGAATGAATTTAATTAATAATTATTTACCTTAAGTAATATGTTAATAGAAATATTACCTTCTATAATATTATTTATTACATTTTCCTTAAAAGTTATTTTAACTGATAAATTTCCAGCACAACATACATCTATTTCATCAATATCATCACACCCTTGATTACTTAGAATATTTTTTACTTTATAATTATAAATATTATTTAAATTTGGATAATTATCATTATGATAATATATATCTATAAATTCTATACAATTATCCGGGACATTAGTACCATTTATACCCCATGTTAAATGAGATAATATTGTATTACATTTAAAAGGTATATTAATTATTGGTGCAATATTTTGAATACTCGCATTATTCCAAATTGGTAATAAATTAAAACCGTGTCCATATGGTCTTAACCAAAATTCTCTATAATCTGATGTTTGAATTATTCCCCCAAACAATAACGGAGAATAAAAATTACTTATTCCTAATTCGCCTTTCATACCTTTTTCACCTTTAAGTCCATTTAACCCAATTGGTCCTGTTAACCCAATTGGTCCTGTTAAACCTATATCTCCTTTATTTCCTTTTTCGCCAATACATCCAATATCTCCTTTACATCCTTTATCTCCTTTATCACCACAATTACCATTTAAACCATCTCGTCCATCGCGTCCGTTGATTTTATAATAACTCATATTATATAATATAATTATATTAATTTTGACCTAATACTGATAAATTTAATTTTAAATATATAAACAATTCACTAAATTTATTTAAATCTAAATTAATATTATTTAAATTTTTCAATTTAATTTTATTTATTTTAACTGATAAATTTATATTATTTTTATACCCTATTTCCAAATTTTTAATTAAATTTTTATGAGTACATATTACATTGGAATTTGTAATATCAAATTGAACAATTTCCTGAGTTTTAGTTTCATACCCACAATGATTATAAATTATAAATTCTAAATTATCTTCATTTACCCATTCATATTTAATTACTTTATTTTCATAATTATTCCAAGTAAAATTTAAAAATCCATCATCATTTGTATATATTTTTTCCCAATTTAATTGCTGATTTTTTATTTTTATATTAAATTCTTGTATTGAAAATATTAAACTTTTATTTACTATTGTTGGTATATTTTCCAAATCCAATATTAAAATATTATTAATAACTTGCAAATTTGATTGATTGCTATTAAAAATTATATCAGATCCATCTAAATTCAAAATTAATTCATTTACATTATTTAGTTCTAATATAAAATCTGTTGCTGTTGGTACAAATTGAATATTTAATTTATTTCCATTTGTTATATATTCTAAATTTATATCCATTTTAAAAGTATTGTTAAATATTATACCTGATTTATTTGTTATTTTTTGTATATTACCAATTATAAAGGCACTGCTGAATAATGATGCATTTTTTAAAAACAATTTTTCATATGGAATAGATAATGATGGGAAAAAATTCATTTCCTCAATTTTGCTTTGTGATAATCCTGTGATATCATTTAAATCGGTGTTCAACCATACATTACTGAAATCCGCAATACTTACGCCATCCCAACTTATTTTTTTATTGAAAAAAAAATTAAATTGTTGTTTAAAATTCTCAGAAATTGGACCAGCGGGACCTGGAATTCCTTGTGGACCAGATGGTCCTCCATATTCGCCTCTCATTCCTTGGGGACCTCTTATTCCCGAATTTCCCATAGGTCCTATGCAACCTTTTTCACCTTTTTCACCTTTTGTACCTTTTTCACCTTTTTCACCGGGTAATCCTTGAATACCTTCTATTCCTCGAATACCCGGTTCTCCCCTTAATCCTGGAAGACCTGTATAACCTCTTAAGCCTTGTTCTCCTTTTAATCCTTGTGATCCCATTTTACCATCTCTGCCATCTCTACCTGGCTTTCCTTCAATATATTTATTATTATATTTATTCATTTATAATAATACAATATTTTTAATTAAATAATTTACTTTTATGTAAATCCCAATCCTATATTAAATAAATCTTTCTTTTTAACATACTCATTATCTATATAATAAATATTTTATTAATAATATCGTTATGGAATATCATCTGTAAAAATATTACTTAAAGCCATAAAATTATATTATAATAATGCCCAAAAAAATTTCAATATACTCAATTATAAAAAAAGATGATAGATTAACGTTGAATGAATTGATACAAGAAGATCCAACAATCATAAATAACACACTCAAAGCAGGTCATGATTATTTCCCTCTTCCCGGATCGATAGCGTATGATTCTCGAAAATGTTTTGATCTTCTCATTAAGCAAAATGGTATTAAATATAAAAATAACTATTCTGCTGAGGATGGATTAACATTATCAATTCAAAAAGCCATATTTGATGATAACTATTATTATTTTGATAAAATGTATGAAATCCCAAATTTAAATATTTTATGTTGTCTTTCTGAAATGGCTAAAAGAAAATATAAAGATTATAAATCATATAATTTATTCAAAAAACTTATGGAACATCCAAATGCAGGAAATTCGGTAATTGGTTATTATTCATTTTCAGACATGATTGGAACGAATAAACTTGAATATATAAAATTATTATTAAATAATTGTAAATTAAAGGATGATTGCTCTAAATTAACTGTTTTAATGCAAGCTATTGATGCCCGTAAATTCGATATTACAAAAATGCTTATTGAAGATTTCAATGTTGATGTTAATGAATTTGACAAATATTATGAAAGTTATCCATTGATTAATGCTTGTATAACACATAATCAAAAAATGATTAAATATCTACTAAGCAAAGGTGCAAATCCAAATCTTCCCGCTAAAAATTACAGAGATGGTTCTTTGAAAGAATTAATGAGTCCATTATTACTAGTGGTCTGGTTAAAATTTCGACATAAATATAGAAATATCAAAGAAAGTCAAATAATTAAATTAGCAAAATTATTGATTAGTGCTGGTGCAGATGTTAATTATAAATCTGATTTTGATATAACACCTGTAAAATACACAATTATCTGTATTTTACCAACAGTTCTTGAATTTTTTATTAAAAATGGAGCTGATTTAGTTGATAATAATTTATTTTTAGTGCTATTTGAACATGCGTCATATGAAATAGATAATAATATGACGTTTGAGGGTTTAAAAGGAATATATGATATTTTGATTAAACATAATTGTAATATATTATGCCATAATGATAGTACAAATGTTTTATTAAGTGCCATGACTAAAGGTACAAAATATGTTTATTTAGTAAAAATGGTTATAGAATATCTAGATAAATGTTCAATGGATGATCGACGAAAATATTTATTAGAAATTAAATTTAAGAGACATAATATGAAGTATATTAATAATTCATTACATTTTATTGAATATAATCCAAAACCGGGTTGGAAAAACACAAAAATAGTTTCAGTCAATACAATAGAAATTATAAAACAAAATTGGCCAGAAAAATTGAATGATATTATGAAACTTTTGAATTAGTTAGCATTTTAT